CAGATGGCCGGGAATACCCGGGAGTTATGCCGCGGGCTCATCGAAGAGGCCGCTCGCCTGAAGGTCCTGTGTGATGAACTCTGGTCAGACATTCAGGAAAACGGGAAATTCGAGGACTGGCAGAAGGGTGATGTTGTATATCAGAGGGAAAGGGATGCGAGCAAGTCGTACCGAGACGCGAACCGGCTCTATCAGTCCATAATCAAGGACCTTGAGACTAAGCTGCCACCTAAATCGGAAAAGACAGGCTTCGCTAAGATAGACGAGGATGACTGACTATATTAGAGAATACTATCAGGCGATCAAGGATGGCTCAATCGTCGCCGGTCAATGGATCTTACTGCTCTATGAATATATCGTGAACGGCCTCCAGAAGAAGGCCTTTTATTTTGCTCCAAAGAAAGCAAACAGAGCAGTAAAGTTCATTGAGAACTATTGCCATCACAGCAAAGGTCGAAATGACCTCTTCAAATTGGAGCTCTGGCAGAAGGCTCTCGTCTCCGTCATCTTTGGAGTGGTGGATGAGAACAACTTCCGACAGTTCCGTGAGATCGTTCTTGTAGTTGCGCGAAAGAATGGTAAGTCGCTCTTCGCTGCGGCCATCATGGAATATATGTCTTTTCTTGACGACGAGTTCGGAGCTGAGGTCTATTGTCTGGCTCCAAAACTTGAACAGGCCGAGATCGTATATTCATGCTTCTGGCAAATGTGCCAAATGGAAGACGAAGTAAAATCGAGAATTAAGTCTCGTAAGTCTGACTACTATATCGAAGATACAAATACGACCGTCAAGAAAATCGCCTTCAATGCGAAGAAATCAGACGGATTCAATCCTCACTTAGTAGTCTGTGACGAGATTGCTTCGTGGGTTGGCGATGCCGGCAAGAAGCAATATGAAGTCATGAAGTCAGCTCTCGGAGCTCGAAAGCAGCCGATGATTTTGTCGTGCACGACTTCGGGCTATATCAATGGCGGCATATATGACGAGCTGGTTCTTCGTGGAACAAGGTTCCTTCTGGGAGACTCGAAGGAGAAGAGACTTCTTCCGGTCCTTTATATGATCGATGATATCGAGAAGTGGAACGATATCAATGAGCTTGCGAAGTCGAACCCGAATCTCGGAGTTTCAGTCTCGGTCGACTATATGCTCGAAGAAATCGCGATCGCCGAGGGTTCTCTATCCAAAAAGGCGGAGTTCATAACGAAATATTGCTGTTTGAAGCAGAACAGCTCGAGTGCATGGCTCGCCTCAAAGGTCATCAAGAAGGCATCGGGAAAGGCTCTGACAATGGAACAATTCAAGAACCGGTATTGTGTCGGAGGCATTGACCTCTCCCAGACGACGGACTTGACTTCCGCCTGTCTGATCATCGAGGAGAACGGGGAGCTCTTCGTTCTTTCTCACTTCTGGCTTCCTTCGGAGAAGCTGTCGGAGGCTATCGCTCGCGATGGTCTTCCTTATGATGAATACATACAAAAAGGCTGGCTGACCATAGCCGGAGAGAACTTCGTGGACTATCACGCTGTTTTTGAATGGTTCCGGTCAGCCGTCGAAGACTATCAGATCTTACCTCTTAAGATCGGTTATGACCGATATTCGAGTCAATATCTGATTCAGGATATGGAGGCTTACGGCTTCCAGACAGACGATGTCTTCCAGGGCTACAACCTGACAGGAGTCATCTATGAGACAGAAGGAACCATCAAAGACGGTCACATCCATGTCGGAGATAATGACCTTTTGAAGATTCACTTGTTAGATACGGCACTCGATGCCGACAACAGGAATGGCCGAGTTAAGATCTGTAAGGTCTCGCCCTCGGCTCATATTGATGGCGTGGCAGCTTTGCTTGATGCGATGTGCGTACGTCAGAAATGGTATGCGGACATCGGAGACAGACTCAAGAATGCCGCATAAGGAGGAAAGATGGGACTATTAGATAAGATTCTGGGAAGGACTCCCCAGTCAGATGAGGCGATCCTCAAGGGGAATACTTTCAAATTTATTACGGGCTACGAGCCTGTCTTTCATGATTGGCGAGGCGAGATCTATGAGTCTATGCTCGTAAGAGCAGCGATCGATGCCAGGTCAAGACACATCTCAAAGCTCAAAGTCGACTTTCTGGGGACTGCGAAGCCTGACCTGTCGGCGAGATTGAGGAAGAGACCGAACCCGTGGGATTCTTGGTCACAGTTTCTTTACAGAACGAACACAATTCTCGACGCGACTAATAACTGTTTGCTCGTCCCCGTTTACGATGCCGGGCTGAACAAGATCGGAATCTTTCCGGTTCTGTCTACACAGATCAAGATAGTCGATTATAAGGGCGAGCTCTGGGTCAAGTATAAATACAGATCGGGAAGAGAGACGGCCGCCTGTCGTTTGGAAGAGTGTGCGATCTTGAGAAAATTCCAGTTCAGAAATGACTTCTTCGGTGAATCGAACTCGGCTCTCGACGATACGATGGACCTCGTTTCGATGCAAAAGCAGGGGATCAAAGAAGCGATCAAGACAACAAACTCTTATAAGTTCACAGCTGTCGCATCAAATTTCGCCCTGGCAAAAGATCTGGAGAAAGAACAGGACAACTTCTCCGAGAGGAATTTCGGCAAGGAAGCAAAGAAGGCAAAAGTCCTTCTGTTCCCGAATACCTTCAAAGATATCAAACAGGTCGATATGAAACCTTACACTCCGGATGATAAGCAGATGGATCTCATTAACAAGAATGTCTTCGACTATTTTGGAGTGAGCGAGAAGATCCTGCAGAACGCGGCAACCGGAGACGAATGGTCCGCTTTTTACGAGGGAGCAGTCGAGCCCTTCGCGATCCAGTTCTCTGAGTGTCTGACAACTGCTTTGTATTCACAGAACGAGATCTCGAGAGGAGCTCAGGTCGCAGCCACGACTAACAGAGTTCAATATATGAGCTTTTCGGATAAAAAGTCCTATGTGGAAGGCGGACTTGACCGTGGAATCATGACGATCAACGAAGCTCGTGAAGTATATCAGCTCCCGGCACTGCCGCCGGAGCAGGGCGATAGGTTCATCGCCCGTGGCGAATACTATTTTATTCAAGAAGAGGAGGGCGAGAACAATGCCGGTGAAGAATGATAGAGAATATAGAAACTTTGAGATGCTGAAGCGATCTCAGGAGGAAGGTGAGGAGAACTATCTCGTCGAGGGATATGCTTCCACATTCGACGAATATACCCTTTACGATTGGGGAGATGAGAGATGGGTCGAGCAGATTGATCCCAGAGCTTTTGACGAGGCTGATCTGGAAGATGTCGTATTTCTGCTTGATCACACAGGCCGTGTTTATGCCAGGACAAAGAATGGCACAGTCGACCTGAGTACAGACGAACACGGCTTTTTTACAAAGACCGATTTGTCCAAGACCGCTTCCGCGAGAGGCGTTTATGAAGACATCAAGGCTGGCAACTATACTCAGATGTCTTTTGCGTTCACAGTAGCAAAACAGCACTTCGACGAATTCTTCGAAGACCGTGGCGACGGTAAGAATATACGCATTGTAAAGCGTGTTATCGACCAAATTAAGAAGGTCTATGACATATCAGCAGTCGGATTCCCGGCAAACCCTAACACTGATATCGGTGTGGCGACTCGTGCAGCTTTCGACGGAGCGATCGAAAGCTTCGAAGCGGAGCGACTTTCAGAGAAGCGCGCCAAGCAGGAGAGGGCTAAGAAGGAAGCCGAACTCAAATTAAAGCTTTTGGAGGTCAATTTATATGACTAAGGAAGAGATTATGAAGATGACATCCGCCGAGATCGAAGCAAGACTTGCAGAGATCAAGGACCTCATGAGTTCAGAAGATGCTGACTTCGAGGCTCTCAGCGCGGAGATCGACTTCATCAAGGAAAGAAAGGCCGCTCTTGCTGAAGAGCAGAGAAAGGCCGATATGATGGCAGTTCTTAATGGAGAGGCTGCCGAGACTAATATTCAGCCACAGGAGGAAAGAAAAATGGCAGATATTAAGGAAATCAGAAGCTCCCAGGCTTATATGGATGCTTATGCAAACGCACTCAAGGCAGCATACCGTTCCGAGAAGGGCGAGTGTGACTTCAGTGAATGCCGTGCGCTCTTGACAGATCTCGGAGGCGGTACGATCCCGACTCCTGTATTTGTTGAGGATATCATCTCGACAGCATGGGAGAGAGACACTATCACAAGAAGAGTAAAGAGGTCCTTCATGAAGGGAACTATCAGACTCGGTGTTGAGATCGCTGCTTCTGATGCAGTCGTTCACACAGAGGGTGCAGCTGCTCCCGATCCTGAGACTCTGGTTATCGCTGTAGTTTCTATTGCTCCCGAGACCATTAAAAAGTGGATTCAGGTGAGCGACGAAATTCTCGATTCTACTTCTGAGGCTTTCCTCAGATATATCTATGACGAGCTCACATACAGAGTTGCTAAGAAGGCAGCTGACAAGCTCCTCGCTAAGATTCAGGCTTGTGGAACTGTTTCTACTAACTCCGGAACAACGAACATCGCTGTTGCAGCTATCTCTACTTCTTCCATCGATGTCGGTCTCGTAGCTGAGGCTATGGGCAACCTCACAGATGAAGCAGCTGATCCTGTTGTCATCATGAACAAGAAGACATGGTCAGCATTTAAGAGAGTTCAGTATGCTAACGGCTACAACGTAGATCCGTTCGAGGGCCTTGATGTTCTCTTTAACAATTCGATCAAGTCCTTCGCTGCAGCTACAACAGGCGAGGCTTTCGTTATCGTAGGCGACCTCGGTGTAGGCGCACAGATGAACTTCCCTATCGGTGACGAAGTCAAGATCAAGTATGACGATATGGACGATGCAGAGGCTGACCTCGTTAAGATCGTTAGCCGTCTCCCTGTCGGCTCTGCCGTAATCAAGGAGTTCGCTTTCTGTCAGGTCAAGAAGGCTTGATCATTCAATTAAGGAGACATTGACATGACTAAGAAGATATTGATAGCAGTCCCTTCGATGGACTTCGTTGCTGCTGGCTTTGCGGCAAGCCTTGCCTGTCTTGGTAAGGTTGGCGACTGTAAAGTCTCATTTATATGTGGCTCATTAATATATGACGCCCGGAACAAGTTGGCCGCTCAGGCGATCCAGTTAGATACAGACTTCATTCTGTGGCTCGACTCTGACATGACCTTCGAGCCTGACACTCTGGTCAGACTTCTGAAGGATGCCGAAGAGAACGATCTGGATATCGTCAGCGGTCTCTACTTCCGGAGATCTTCGCCTTACACTCCCGTCGCTTTCGAGACTTTTGATATTGTGGATGACGAAGCAAAATTCACTCACTATAACGGTGAGCTCACAGGATTGCACGAAGTTGAAGGCGTCGGCTTCGGTTGTCTTCTTATGTCTACGCAGGTCGTATTTGATGTGTTTGGCCAATATGGGGACTGTTTCTCTCCGATCGCGAAGGTCGGAGAGGATCTGTCCTTCTTATGGAGAGCCAGACAGATAGGTTATAAGACTTATCTGGATACTGATATCAAATGCGGCCATGTAGGTCATGTCGTTGTTTCACAAGACTTTTACGAAGCCGTTCATGGAGGTGACGAACATGATGAAAGTTAAAGTTAAGACTCCGTGGTTGGACGGTAAGGGACTCCACAGGATCGGCGAGATCATGGAAGTCGAGACGGCTGCCTTCGATTCCTTCCGCATGGCAGAAATCAGAGAGAAGGCTGAAGCCTCGACCGAGCCCGTTAAGCCTGCGAAGACCACGAAGAAAGCAAGTAAAAAGGAGTAAGTTATGGCTTTACTGGATGAAGTGAGATTCGCTCTCACAAGGATCGAGTCAACTCTTTCGACTGGAGTCGAGACAGAGTTCTCCCGATATATAAATGCAGCCATCCTTGACCTGACGGAAACGACAGACATCAAGACCTTCACGGCTGCCAATGCGGATGATCTTCAGAAAGAAGCCGTTATAGCTTATTCTCTTTACTCATTCGAGAAAGATTCGGTCCGCAAAGAGAAGTATAAGGCCGCTTATGACGATCTCAAGACGAAGATGCTCATGAGCTCAAAGTATGCGAATGTCGGAGGCGTGGAGGATGACACGGATCAATAAGATCAAACTTATATCGGAAGTCGAAACGACTGACGAGATCGGCCAGCCTACTACGACCGAAAGCACGACAGAGCTCATCGCTGAGGTCCAGAATGTCTCGCAGTCCGAGTTCATGCAAGGAAAACAGGGCGGAATCAGCCCGGTTTTCGTCTTTAGAGTCTCGATCTTCGGTTATTCAGGTCAGAAGATCCTTGAATATAACGGAGAGAGATATTCTATTTATCGAACATATCAGGCCGATGAGAACTACATCGAACTGTATGCCGAGCAGGAAGTCGGATCATATACAGAACCGAACGAGGATGAAGGCGATGGCTAATGTGACGGTAAAAGGCGGAAGCCTTGACGATCTCATCGGAGGCATCCTATCAGAGTCGGAGGCTGTCGTCAGAGCAGCATCGAAAGACGCGGCTAAGAAGACGGCTCAAAACACTGTCAGAAAACTCAAGGCGACGAGCCCGAAGCGAAGCGGGAAATATGCGAAAGGCTGGAAGTCGAAATATATCGACGGAAGTTATATCGTCTATAATTCCAAACTTCCCGGATATACTCAACTACTTGAGAAGGGCCACGATATTGTCATGTACGGCAAGAAAGTCGGTCACGCTGACGCCCAGCCTCATATAAAACCGGCTGAACAGGAAGGAATCCGAGAGTTTGAACAGAAGGCGATCGAGGAGATTAACAGGAGGTTAGGCCAGTGATATCACTTTCAGAACTGAAGACAGCCTTCACAGGCTATCGATATTTTTACGGCTCCGCTCCTGTCGGCACGAAGCTCCCATATATTGTCGCTTCGGGTTCCGGTTCGAATAACTTTGATGCGGATTCGAAAGTCTATGCGAAAAAGTTCGGAATCGAACTGAATTGCTACTTCAAAACTAAAGACGAAACGAAAGAAGAGGCCATCGAGTCGATTCTGGAGAGTCTTGGATTGATCTGGGAGAAGACGGAAGCCTTCGACGAGGATCAAACTTTCTTTTTAATAACCTATTCTTTTTGGAGGTAAAAACTCATGTCTAACAAGGTAAGATTCGGCTTGAAGAATGTTCATACCTCGATCGTTACAGAGACAACTCAGAGCGGAGTCACGACTTCTGCCTATGCAACTCCCGTGTCTTTTCCCGGAGCTGTCAGTCTCACAGTAAACGAGTCGAGTGGCGATAATTCTGTCTTCAGAGCCGACGATTCAGACTACTATATTATCCAGGGCTCAACTCAGGGCTTTGATGGTTCTTACGAGTGCGCAGAGCTCCCCGAGGCTTTCGAGACGGATGTTCTCGGAGCTACTAAGGACCAGAACGGAGTTATCTGCGACGGCGCGGACGATATAGTCAAGTATTGCGCCCTTCTCTTCGAGATCGACGGTGACGACAGCGGTCGCAGATATTGCATCCCGAAGGTTCTCTTCAAGAAGCCCGGTATTTCAGCCGAGACGACAGGAACCGATGGAAAGCAGCCGAAGACGAGAACTCTCAACTTCACAGCTTCTCCGAGACCGGATGACAATCTCTCTCGCTTCCACACAGGCGATACAACCGGAACAACTGTTTATAATGGTTGGTTCGGTTCGGTTTATACACCGTCTTTTAGCGAGTGATCTGGCTATTATTCATTTTATAGCCCGGGGGATGTCCTCCGGGCTTTTTTATTAAATTCACACGAGGTATTGACTATGTTTAGAACAATAAAGATAGATGAGAAAGATATTCCGATGGCGTCGAATGCGTTCACGCCAATTTTATATAGACAGATCTTCAAAGTGGACTTTATACACGAGATCTCATCCTTGAGAAAGCTTGCCGGCAAGACGGCCAAGACTATGACGGATTCAGAGATTGGACAGGCATCAGACAAGACAGAGCTCTTCACTCAGCTCGCTTTTGTTATGGCAAAGCAAGCAGAGCTCAAGACAATCGACAAGCTCTGGGAGATCAATCGCATGAGCTACTATGAGTGGCTCACTGAATTTGAACCAGGAGCCTTCCAAAATCCCGAGACGATGAAGCAGATCATCAATTTGTGGAGAGGTAATGCCGAAGACAAAAATGTCGAAGCAAAAAACGCAGAAGGCCGAGAGCCCGAGACCTGACGACAGCTCTGATAACACTCAGAGCTAAACAATTAGGATTCAGCTTGGAAGAGTTGACTCAGATCACTCTCGGCTTCCTATACGAGATAATGACCGAACAAGACAATGACTCATATGACTACCCTTACGAGGCAACACAGGACGATATCAATTCCTTCTGGTGAGGTAGTATATGGCAAATGGTATCAAAGGTATCACGATCGAGTTCAAGGGCGATACTACCCAGCTGGGTAAGGCTCTCAGCTCGGTCAATAAACAGATAAGAGAAACTGATTCCGCTTTGCGAGAAGTGGACAAGGCTCTCAAATTAGATCCAACAAACACAGAACTGCTTGCTCAGAAGGAAGCTCTTCTGGCTAAACAGGTCGAGCAAGTTGCTGATAAATTGGAACTTCAGCAGTCTGCCGCAGAAGAAGCGGCGAAAGCTCTGGAAGAGGGGACGATTTCTCAAGAAGAATATGCAAAACTCGCGGCTCAGGTCGCCCAGACAGCCGATAAGCTCGGAATGTTAGAGGAAGAAGCCTCCGACGCTGCCGGTGGACTTGACGAGACAGCGGAATCAGCTGAAGAGGCAGGCGAGAGTGCGGAAAGTTCCGCGGACTCTTTCGCCGATTGGGGCGATGTCGTCAGCAGTGCGGCAAGCGCGGCGGCTGGAGCTGTTGCGGCGGTTACGGCTGCCATAGCAGCGGCGGCAACGGCTCTTGGAGCGACAACGATTCAGACGGCAAGCCTTGCCGATGAGGTTCTGACACTCTCCACGGTGACGGGGATATCGACAGAGACAATTCAGGCTATGAACTACGCCTCGGAGCTCCTCGATGTTTCCACAGACACGATGACAGGATCCATGACAAGGCTCCTGAGAACGATGAACTCCGCGAATGAGGGCTCTGAATCAGCTCTCGAAGGATTTGAGTCTCTGGGAGTTTCCATCACAGACGAAGCAGGAAACCTCAGAGATAATGAGGCTGTCTTCTGGGATGTCATCGATGCACTTGGCCAGATTGATAATGAGACTGAACGAGATGCAGCCGCGATGGAGCTTCTCGGCAGATCCGCGCAGGAACTCAATCCTCTCATCGAAGCAGGCTCGGGAGCTTTCGAAGAGTTAAGAGCTGAAGCAGAAGAGACGGGCTATATCATGAGTGGCGACACGCTCGACGCGTTCGGGGCTCTTGATGACAACATGCAGCGTCTTTCTAACGGCGCGACAGCCGCAAGGAACGCGCTCGGAGGCGTTTTGCTTCCTGTTCTGACCGACTTATCGAGCGAAGGTGTCAGCCTTCTGAATGAATTCACGAACGCGGTTCTCGACACTGACGGCGATGTCAGCCAGCTGGGGGAAGTCATCGACACTATGGTCCCACAGGTCCTCAGTATATTGGATGAATATCTTCCTGTCCTGTTCGAACTGGGAACTTCGATCATAGGTACTCTGGCGAGTTCGATTCTTGATAATTTGCCGATGATCCTTGATAGTGCCGGATCGCTCATATTAGCTCTGGCTCAAGGAATCATCGACCACCTAGGAGATGGCGAACTGGCATCGACAATCACATCGCTGATTTTGAGCTTGGTGAATTTTTTGGTTTCTAACCTTCCGACCGTGGTGTCGGCCGCGACTCAGATCATAATAGCCGTGACTCAAGGTCTCGCTTCAGCCGCGCCCGAGCTCATACCGGCCATTATCGACTGTATCATTCTGATGAATGAAACGATGTTACAGAATCTTGATGTCATAATCTCGGCAGCTCAGCAGCTACTTTTAGGCATCATCGAGGGTCTTGTCTTGGCCACACCGGACATCCTCGCGGCCATTCCGACTCTGATCAGCGAAATGCTCGAAGAATTTGCACAACTCGGGCCACAGCTCGCATCCAACGCGCTTGATTGGGGTGTCGATTTGGTTCAGAGCCTGATTGACGGTGTCCGTTCAATGCTCGGAAACTTAGGCGAGACCGCCTCCAACGTCGCATCGACGATAGCAGACTATCTGCATTTTTCCGTACCTGACAAGGGGCCTCTCGCGGACTTTGATGAGAGCGGTTCTGACATGATAGATACATTCATCAATTCGATGAATAGTGAGGACGCAGCTCTCGAAAGAGCTCTGATTCAGCAGGGAAATATTATCTACAACGGAATGAACACAGACTACTCTGTTCAGCTCGCAGGAATCTCTTCGCAGCTTGACAATCTCAGGTCTTCTGGAAACGGTATGCCGCCTGTGATCAATGTCTACATGGGAACGAGTCGTGTCGGCTCAGTCGTAGTGGATGCCATGAACTCAGAATATTATTTGTCGGGAGGAAATTAATATGCTCGGAAGATATATCACGATCAACAATACCGTGATGCCGAATCCGGCGAAGTTCAGCTATACATTTCCTCCGGACGAGAATGTGTTCACTTCAGAAGCTGGAACTCAGCTGACGAACATCAAGCGACTCGATCGTCTGACGTTCTCGGCTTCCTGGAACTGTTCGTCGAGACTTAGAGACGAGCTTCTCGCGCTCTGCAAGACTCCATCCGTGTCGGTGAGTATAGATAACGAACCAGCTGTCGACGGCCGTTTAAGACTTTCAAGCGGTCCGGAGCTTGTCGAGGATTCGGAATATACAAACGGAACAGACGGTCTGTGGGTCGTCTCGGTAACTTTTGAAGGAGAATAATCATGCTTCCTGTATCTCAGGCTTTTCTTTCAAAAATGAAAGATTCGCAGCGAGTGGAACACGTTCGCGGAACTATCGGCTCGAAGAGTTTTAATGATAGTAATGTCCTGGCTATGACTTACTCGAACCAATGCTCCGATTCGAAGGATGTCACCTTCGGCTCGGCTCGCATCGGTGAGCTCGATGCTCGTTTCTATGGTATCAATATCGCTCGAGGTTCTTGGCGAGGTCAAACCATAACTCTCGAGTACGGTCTGGAGCTTGATGACGAACATACAACTGAATGGGTTCAGATAGGAGTCTTCACGATAGCGAAGGCTGACTGGACTGATACAGGAATCGCTATAGTGGCTTATGACTGTCTTGCCGATCTCGACATTCAGGCTCAGATCACGAATACAGTCGGAACTGTCTTCGGAATGTTGACTTTCATCTCCCTCGAGACCGGTGTGTCTCTGGGACTCAATCAACAGGAGTGTGAAGCTCTCCCGAATGGAGACGAGACCTTCACATTGGCCACGCCGAACGATATATCGACATACCGAGATTTTGTTTCGTGTATCGCGTCAGCTGTCGGAGGTTTCGCCACGGCGAACTCTGACGGTGAACTCGTGATCAGGAGCTTCGCCGACTCGGCAAAAGTTGACGAGCTGTCTGCTCGAAACAGAATTGTCGGCTCGGCTTTTTCCGATTATAAGAATGACTATGCAGGAATCGCGATCACTGATAATACGAATGGAGTTCAGCTCTATTCGGCCGAGTCAGCTGTGAGCGGTCCGTATATCAGTATTGGAAACAATCCGCTGTTACAGGCGGAGCTCTCGCAAACCAAGGACAGACAGAGACAGGCGATCGCGGAAGTCGCTCACTCAATAAACTATACTCCCTTCAATATATCATTATTGAATTGTCCTATCTATGAACTGGGAGATCTTATTGAGTGCAGCGGCGGAATCGCAGGATCTGAGCCTGTGACCTGTTGTGTCATGGGAATAGATTGGACTTTTAAAAATACAATCCAGCTTCAGGGCTTCGGAGCTGATCCGAATCTATCTTCGGGAAAGACCAGGACAGACAAGGCGCTCAACTCTGTAAGAAAACAGGCGAATGACTCCGGGCTCACTTATTATACTTTCGCAAACACGACAGAGCTCGAGATCAACTCTCTTGAGGAGACTACGATCATCGACATCGAGTTCGCGGTGACAGCTGTCACAACCGTCATGATGCTTCATGAGATAAAGATGCTCAACAAGCTTCTCGATGCGACTCAGACGGTGACCCTGAGGTTCTACCATAACGATGAGCTCATTAATTACGAACCCGAGGATACTTACTCGGAAGACGAAACATATCACTTCTTCCCGAGTTTCTATACTTTGGCGAATGTTATGGCCGGAGTCTCCCAGAGATGGAGAGTCACGGCTCAGACTTCAAGTGGAACAGCTGAAATCGATGTCGGAGACGTAAAAGCCACGATATTCGGTCAGAAGATGGTCGCGACAGATGCCTTTAAGGGGAAGATCCCGGTCGACGATGCGACTTTCGTTCCTGTGAAGCGAGGCCGTAGAATCGAAGCTCTCACGGATAACTTTTATCCGAGAGACAATCCTGTCATCTCCGGACTTTCTCCGGTCACTAATTCCCGTACAACCGTCGACGGCTCTGAAAGAACTATCGTCGGTGGTGATGTAAGAACAATTATCGAGGAGGAATGAGATGCTTATTTCTGATTTGGCAAATGCAGCCCCTCTGAAAACCGATCTGATGGAGTTTCAGCGGGCTGATCTTTCGTCTAATAATGCAAGTGTCGCCCAGCTGGCGACTGCTGTCGCGAATGAGATGATAGTAGCTGAATATGATCCGACAGCGACTTATTCGGTCGGTGACTACTGTATATATGGAGGAGTGCTTTATCGATGCACGACTGCGATTCAGTCGGCGGAAGTGTGGACGGCTGGCCATTGGACGGCTGTTCTCGTGACCGGTGAATATATGAGAGTCCGAGTCATGCACAAAGCTGCTTATGATGCTCTCTCTGCAGAAGAGAAGGCGAGCGGAATGATATTCATAGACGACTATGATCCGAATCCGAGCAGCCATGTTGAACAGACAACTTCTCAAGCTGTCCCAGATGCGACGGCCGCCGCCCTTAACAACCCGACTTATACCATCCCGTCTGACGGTCTCTATCTAATTGTCGGTTTCGTGGCATGGGAGGGAGCTATGGGAGGGAATCGAAGCCTCAGAATCAATAGCTCGCTCAGCGGCGTGACAAGCAGTTCTGAATATACAACGAATGAGTCCGCTCTGGGTATAGCGATCAGGATGCAGACGACATGGATGAAGCAGCTGTCAGCCGGCGCAGTCCTTTCTCTGGGAGTAAGACAGAACTCCGGCTCAAGCATCAATATAACCTACGCTTATATAGATATCATCAAATTGAAGTAAGGAGGGCAAATATGGGGCAGCTCATTGTAAATGGCGATCCGGCGCGCCTTCTTAGCGTCGCAGGCGGAGGTGGCGGTGGTGGCGGAGGAACTCCGGAGTTCACGATCACAACTCTCGCAGACAATTCCGAAGGCGCACAGAATATCACTATCAGCCAGGATTATCACAACTTTGATATAATCGGCTTCGATATCGGGAATACAACGGCAGCCGATTCTCTCAGAATCTTCATAACTCCGGCCGGAATCGATGCTATATTTGCAGTCACAGGGAACTCAACTAACAGAATCAATCTCAATTTGAGAAATACGACGAATTATATTTGCTACGACTATAATTCTTCGACTATGACTTTTGCGTATCACGCCTCGAGAAACTCGACTCAGTGCTGGGGCATTTATGGCTATAAGTGTACAAACAAAAATGTCACAGAAGAGACTTTGTTCGTGACCAATACAAAGTCGAGCACTGCGATCACTTTAGATCTGACCGGCGACGACAAACACTTCTTCGATTATGATTTCCTCTTCTTCGTGGCCAACTCGGGCACGAGCGACTATTCAGAGTTTCAGCCCTGCCAGGATATCTTCTATTGCCCGGTGACTGTATTAAGAGAGCCTTTGAACTATATCTTCAATCATTACAATTCACAGACGGCTGTCAGTTTGACAGATCAGGCGGCTTCAGCAGCCAGATATCTGTTCGTCAGTGGGATGAAATTTTCGTGAGGTAATTATGAAACAGTATATTGGAACTCTTACTCTCGACCTTTCGAGAAAAGGCAAAGTATACAAGCGAGTCGAGCAAAAGAACGATGTCACGGATCTGATCCAGGACACTTTCCTTGATGGCAACTTTGGTTATCTTCTCGAACGAAATAAGTCCGTCGTTATGGACTTCTGTGACGGCTGTCTTCTTACCGATAAGCAGAATAGTGCAGCTCTCGGTATGCTCGCGCATGATACGACTATAATCGCTCAGGCCGGTAACGATACTTATACGGGACTGAATAATAAGAGAGGAAGCTATATCCCACTTGAGAGCGGGACTTTTATCGAACCGTCTCTCGGATTCCGTAAGGTTTGGAAGTGGGACAATGCCTACGGGAATGGCCGAATCAATTCGGTGTGCCTCGCGCCTCATGAAGTCGCTATATTTGACTATCAGGCAGGAGCCTTGCCAATAGACGGCAATCCTCCAAACAAGCCTTTAGGTTATTCATCTATAAGCGACTCGACAACCTATGCAGCCGAGTTTCCGACATCGAACTCGCATCTTAATATCATCGACTACAATACCGGCAAGGGCTATTATGTTTGCTTGAACTCTGACAGAACGGCTCTACTGATTGATGAGTTTGAAGTTTCATGTTCTTCGGTTCGCATCCTGGGAGATCCTGACCATGTTGTCAGACAGATCGGTTCGAGACATTCCATCCCGATCTCTCCGGCTCTTCCGGCTCCGTCGACGTTCGGAGATTTCCGAGTCACGATGTGTTATACGGGAAGCACGATCCATCTATTGAGCTTTTCTAATTTCTCGGACGGCGGAGTCGATAAGGTCAGCATTTTGGACTATAAGGTTCTGACGAGCGACCTGACTCAGTTCGTGGACTCTTCACCGTCGCCAAAAGTCTATTCTGATGTCTGGCTCTATCCATTCCCGAGTTCCAGAGATCCGGAAGGCAATCTGGAACTCATCAAGGACGGTTTCATATATAACGAGACGGATCACTTTTTATTTGATATCGGAAGAGCTGGAGGAGAAGAAGGAACTCCGTCGATGCTTAGGTTCGACCTGGCTTCGACGAATGTGAAGTCTTATGATCTTTCATTCGCTCCGCCTATCAGACACGGAGATGGAAACGGATGGCTTCAGGCTCCCAGCATCTTGCTCGATAACGGGGATTTCTATAAATTCCTGAGATCGAACAACTCGCTCCCGGATTATTATTCTTATTACTACCACAACGATCAGGTCTTCGCCGTCAGTCCTCTGACGAGGATGACTTCAAACGTCAAGTTGCAGGCTGTAAACGGTGGTAAGAATACGATAATCAGCCATATCAACGGAACAAATCTGCTCATTACACAGCTCGATAATATCCATCCGTATGTCTCGACAGTCGCAAATCTATCGGCTGAAGTTGTCAAGACATACGACTTTGATATGACATTACAGTACAGTGTTAGAGAGGAATCATGATGAATAGTTTTAATACGAGTAAATTGGTGACCAGTCTCTTTGTGGGGCTGATTGCTTCATTTTGGGGAATATATGGGCCAGTTATCATCTGTGTGTTATTCGCTATCTGTATGGATGTGATTAGCGGACTCGTGGCTGCTATGGCATCCGGGGAGAAGATCTCGAGCAGAGTCGGCTGGATAGGTTTCTGGAAGAAGATGGCTCTGATTCTGGCTCTTACTTTTGGAATCTTTATGGATTCGTTCATTCCGATCTTATTGGGGACGATCTCACTCGAGCTACCATTCACGATGCCGATCGGAACTATTGTTGGCTGCTATATTGTAATTAATGAAGCTATCTCGATCATCGAGAACATAAACCAAGCAGCGCCGACCGCGCTCCCTAAATGGATTAAGAAATTACTTGAAGGCGCCGGAAAGACTATCGACGACGGAGGACACGAAGATGGGAAAGATAATTGAAGCGGCCTGTGAGTATGGCGTTCGAATTGCGAACGACAACTCACACGGCTATGACCAGAATCGGCGATGGCTCCCCGACGTGGACTGTTCTTCTCTCGTGACGCTCTGCTATGAGAACGCCGGAATTCCGGTAAAGTCGAAGGGCGGTGCCACATATACGGGAAACCTAAAGGAAGGCTTCACAAAGTGCGGTTTTACGGCAATTAAGTGCAAGCCGGTTATGCCAGACCTGAAACGTGGAGACGTTCTTTTTTATAACTATGTCAAGAACGGTAAGACTCACGGTCATGCGGTGCTTTACCTCGGAGGCGGTCAGATCGTTCAGGCTTCCATCAACGAGAAGGGAACAGCGACCGGAGGAAAGACCGGAGACCAGACCGGCAAAGAAGTTTCTGTCGGGAACTATTATAACCCGTCTTATGGCTGGGATTATATTCTCCGCTATGAGAAGGAAGATAACGAGGTGGTAAAAGTAACAATAGAATTACCAGTTTTAAAAGAAGGCTCGAGATGTCCAGAGGTCGGCATGGTTCAAACTTTATTAAATCAGCTTGGATATGTCGGAAAGAACGGGCGAGCCTTAACAGTTGACGACGACTTCGCACCCGAGGGCAATACGGCTTATGCGATCGCGAACTTTCAGAAGGCGCACAACATGACGCCCGACAAGATCATAGGCGTTAAGACATACACGGCGCTTTTTTCTGCCGATTATTGATTTTTTCGGTACGCGGCGGGATTGCCTGTCAGCTGAAATCTCTCTTTTTTATACAAAATAATCCAACAATCCTCCGGATTAACCACTATCAAGACTTCACTCTCCGCCGCGGGTGAAGTCTTTTTTTTATTGCCTGAAAATTTCTTCAGAAAAATGCAAATATAGTATTGACTATATGGTATTTATAGTATATACTATAAACATAAACAAGAGAGGAGATCAAGACAATGACAAAGTTTGAAATCGGTAAGAAATACTCAATGAGCAGCATCTGTGATCACAACTGCATCTGGATCTACACAGTAGTCGCAAGGACAGCTCAGACAATTACAATCACAGATGGAAAGCTAACAAGGAAATACAGAATCAGCAAGCAGGCTTCAGAATACAACAAGTCCGAAACTATATTCCCTTTAGGAACATATTCTATGTGCCCGGTTCTGACAGCAGAGAAGGAGGTAAGACCGAGCATTAATCTGGGAAAGGCAATCAGAGCATAATCAAATTTTATTGCCTGAAAATTTCTCCAGAAAAATATAAATATAGTATTGACTATACAATATTTATAGTATATACTATAACCATAAACAAGAGAGGAGATCAAGAAGATGGAATTCAAGATCGTAAATAACAGAACAAACGAGGTCATGGAGAGAGTCGAGACGATGGAAGAGGCTAAGGCTGTAAGAGATCAGTATAACGAGATGGGAAGCTGGCAGGACGCATTCGAGAACAACGAATACTATGGAACTTACAGAATCGAAGCAGCATAAGAAATAACAAACCGAGCCGGGGCGGTTCCCCGGCACAATCTAAAAATCGGAGGATATAAAAATGAAAAAGTACATCGTAAAGGTATCAAACACAGAAGTTAAGGCAATCGTAAGAGAGGACGAGACATTCACAGCAGCAGAGCTCGAAGCCAAGATCAGAGCCAAGATGGACCAGATCGGCGACGCAACACCGGACCAGATCAGGGAGTTCGACAGCAAGATTGAAGCATATCAGTTCTTTACAAGTGCAGCATCCAGATGCGAAACAGTCTATCATACTTCGAACAAGACTCTCGTGATCGGCATGGTAGAGCTCGAGGCTGAAGAGTGGAATGAGGACTTTGAAGAGTGGGAAGAGTCAAACGAGGCTTATGAGCTCTTCATCAATGAGAAAATCAGGAGGCTCGCATGAACGAATCATTGAAGAACGCGCAGAAGGAATATACGAAGAAGTGTAAGCTCGTAACCATCCGCATGAACAGGGAGACAGAAGCGGATCTGATCGCCTGGGTGGAAGCTAATGAAGGGAAAGCCGGAACGATCATCAAGGACCTGATCCGCGAACAACTCAAAAAATAATGTCACCATTTTGGCACCATAGCAAATTAAAAAAGGCGCTTAAAGCGCCTATTTTATTGAGCTTCTTTTGGTGGAAGTGAGGGGAGTTGAACCCCTAGTTGAGTGTGTACCCATACACAGAAAGCCCTATTTATCTATGTTTCACGGACACTCTCCCGAAGCTTGTCCATCCGCTGTGGACTTATTGTCACCGAAAATGGCACCGAAAGTGAGGTCGATGATCTCAGCTGTTCGACGGTCTTCACCGTCTACGATATGGCCATAGGTACCGAATGTGTCCATCGATACAGAATGGCCGACGATATCCTTGATCGTCTGCTCTGGAAGCGCCGACTTCGTCAGACTGATGAAAGTATGTCGGAGGCTGTAGACGGTACCAGGGAGACCGCGCTCGGCCTTCAGCTCGTTCCATTGGTTTCTCATGGTCGACTGATTCCCGGGACCACCGTGGATGTCGCAGAAGATCCATTGAGTGTGCAGCTTCTTCTCTTCGTTCCTGGCTATCGTCTTCCGCAGGATCTCGGAGGCGAGAGCCCCGATCGGGACGATTCGCCTTGAGTTCTCATTCTTGCCACTCGTGATGATTCCTCGTGCGTTCACGGCTCTTTTGATGCGAACACATTGATTTTGAAGGTCATCGACCTGAAGTCCCAGAGCTTCTCCCGGTCTCATTCCGGTTATTGCCAAGAAGCAGAAGAGCGGATAGTACCATTTATCGGACTGTTCAAACAGTCTCCGAATATCTGAAGGCTGCAGGATCTGTTTTTCTTCCCGGCTGTGCCCTTTTGGTATATACAGATCGCCTCTGGGGAGCTCACACTGATAATCGGAATAGCCGAATTTAATAATACCCATGATGATCCCACGAAGGTTCTCGAGTGTCTTATGACTTAACGACTTCCCTGACGCGCCCTGTGCCGTGTTAATGAGAGTCTGCCAATCACGGAGTGTCATTTTACATATCTTCTTCCCTCCGCAATTTGGGACTATATAGAGCCGTATATAGCGCTCGTTCTGAATATATGCCTCCGAATTCGCTCCAACGCGTGCAGCAACATCAAGAAGATACTCGGAGGCGACCTTCTTGACCGTCTTCTCTCCTGATCCTTCCTCGTAGAGCCATCGCTCATATTTGGTCATACACTCCCGACGGCCTTTGGCTCCGGGAGTGGAACAAGAGAAGGAATATCTCTTTCCATCTCTTCGGGCTTGAATTCTCCATCTTTGGCCATCCCATCGTGGTGTCATGATTCATTATCCTCCTGTGAAGCTCTGAGGTAATCAGCATAACTCTTCAGTCTTGCGATGTTTTCTGCATTGAGCCCGTCAGTGATAGAACTTGTGTCGTGAAACTCAATGACCGTGTCCATCAGTTTGCCCGGTGTCGTATGAAGAGCTCTCGCCAGATCGGGCAACTTCTCGATGGAAATGTTATTCTTACCCTTCTCGATGGCGCTGATCGCAGCACGGCCAGCAAAGCCCGACTTTTTGGCGAGCTCTTCCTGAGACATGCCTTCTGACTCTCTCAACAGTCTGATATATGCGCCAAATCTCTGTAATCTCTCATCCATATCTATCACTCCTTTTCTTTTATTATTGTATACGGCTTCGCAACATTTGACAATGATAAATTGACTTTTGTAAATTCACACTTGACACATGGGGACATCATTGGTACAGTTTAGGTGTCAACTGACACACGACATCAACGAAAGGAGGACATCGATGGCAAATTACGCATTGCTGAAAGGTCTAATGGCCGAGCGAAGTATGGAAGTCTCAAAACTCGCAAGTATTCTTGGAATATCGCGCCAGGCTATGTCAGACAAGATCAACGGAAGGTCGAAGATCTCTTTGCTCGATGCTCAGAAGATTTCCGCAGCTCTTAATATGACCAAAGACGAGCGAGACGCTATTTTTTTTAGCGAACCTGTCAAGTCGGAGGCGACATGAAATCCCAGTGTGGTGTATATCCGGCACTCGGAAGATTCTTTGATTCAGTCGAGGATCTGGCACATGCCGGATGTATGAGCCCGAAGAGGTGCTTCGAGTGCATAGCTGGGAGAGAAGCATTCACGGATGACGAGAAGAAGGCGATCACGAACGAGATCATCGCTCGAATGATAGCCAGGGAGATTCCCAGAGAAAAGAAAATACTAAGGCTTCTTTTCAAAGCAAGATATGACTTTGACGAAGTTTTCAGATCGGAGGTAGCAGCATGACAGATGTCGTATTATTATTCGTCCTTGCCGGCGTGATCTGTGTCACGGTCGGAGGCTTAGGGCTTTATTTCACTACAAAGCAGCGACTCGAGGAACTTGAAGAAGCTCTGATCGCTTACGACAGAGACATCACCAACAACAAGAGAGAGATCAGGAAGCTGGATCGCAAGCTCGACCAGCAGTGCGACCGCGTGATTATCACGCACGAGTGGCAGGAAGTAAGCGGGATCCACTACCCGAATCAGGAGGGCTTGTCATGATTTCAATCAAGAAAGCAGAAAAAGGAATGAAAATAATCGAGGTATCGGGAAGTGGTCTCGAGATCATAGATGATTTGCTCGCGCTAATTGACTCTATCAGCAGGACAGTCTTCAAGAATAGCGACCGAGATCGAATAGAGTTTCTCAAGGATATCCCTTATTTAATCTCTGAAATTCATTCTACTATGTCCACGTTAAAGCTGCCTTACCGTCCAGAAGATCTGAAGACATTCGGAGGCGAGAAGGAATGAAAGGCTATAAAGGATTTAAGCAAGATCTGACCTGCCTGGACTTTCAATATGAAGTCGGAAAGACCTATCACCAGGACGGGGATCTACAAGTCTGCGCGAACGGATTTCACTTCTGTAAGAATTTGACGGACTGCTTCGAGTTCTACGATAAATTCGACAGCCGTTTCTGCGAGGTCGAAGCGTTAAGCGACTGTGAACAGAGAATGAATAAGTTCGCTACACTCGACATCAAGATAGTAAGAGAACTTTCCCGGGAAGAAATAAATAAGGTTATCTACGGCGACGGCTACGGCGACGGCGACGGCGACGGCTGCGGCTACGGCGACGGCTACGGCTACGGCTACGGCGACGGCTACGGCTACGGCTACGGCTACGGCTACGGCTACGGCTACGGCTCTAAGAACACAGGAATATTTGAATTTATGGAGGAAACAACATGAAAAACACAATTGTAGTAATTGAATCAGGCTGGATCATGGTCGGAGAGATGACTAACTCTTCTACACAGACGACACTTCTGAAGAACGCATCTGTAGTTCGTAGATGGGATAACAGTAAGGGTATCGGAGGCTTGGCCAAAGCTGAGAATAAGCGTGAGTACACGCTGGATCCTGTCGGATCTGTTTCAATCCAGACATCGAAGATCCTCTTTGAGATTCCTTGTGAGTGGTAAAGCTATGATTAATTCTTTTGATACTGATGTCGCTAAGGATGTTGGCGTCGTCGCAGCGATTCTCTACAAGAACATTCAATACTGGTGTGAAAAGAACCGCACGAATGACCAGAATGAACACGACGGCCTATATTGGACCTATAACAGCATCAAGGCGTATTGTGAGCAGTTTCCATACTTAACAGCTAAGCAAATCAGGAAGGCGCTCGGCGACCTCGAAGAAGCGGGATATATCAAAACGGGAAATTATAACGACGACCCAAGAGATCGGACGAAGTGGTATGCCGACGCTTCTATTAAAAATAATATAGAAGTGCCCGTTACGCCAGATTGCAGTTGCCCTAAAGGGCAAACCGAACTGCCCTCAAAGTCAGAGACAGTTGCCCCAGAGGGCGAACCATTACCAAATAACTACCAAATAACTACTACAAATAATAATAAAGAAAGAAAGAAAGCAGAGTCGACACGCGCGACCTTTGACGAGATCCTCGATTCTTATGAAGTCATCAAGAACAGTCCGGAGCTTCGCGATGCTTGGATAGGGTTCATACAGATGAGACAGAGAATCAGAGCTCCACTCACAGACCGGGCTCTCGAGTTGAACATCAAGAAAGCTTTTGAGCTTGCTAAAGATGATCCCCAGAAAGTCCTCAAGATCGTGAACAATTCGATCGCTAAAGGATATAGAGGAGTTTTCCCAGACGAAGACAGATCCCAGAGCGGTGATCAGTCAGATAATCCCTATACCAAGATGCTCAAGGAGAGGGGGCTCGCATGACAGAATCAGAAGTCATCAAAGTCCTTGCCGATCTCCACACGCTGCATCTGGTCAATGAGCCGAAGGACGTGAACGACCTGGTCTATACATGGCTCGCATTTTTCCATGATGACGATGCAAGGATCATAAACAAGGCTTGCTACATATACACCAAGATCAAGAAGAACCGATTCTGGCCAACTCCCGGAGATATTGAACAGCTCAAGTCAAGAGCAGCATGGCTCGTGGAGATGGACGATAACAAAGAAGCTGAAGCCCTCGGAGGCTCTACATATATCCCCAATCGCACCAATCCATTCCATTTACCTCCGAGGGCTCCGGCAATCAGCATAGCAGAGAAAGCTGAGACGTTCTGTGACCTGTGTGGGTTATGTGATGAGAAAGACCAGGACAGATGCCCGTTTGATTTTTAGGAGGCACGATGGGAAATAGATACATTCCGAATCAAGAATCAATCAGCTGGGCGGAGAGATTCAGACCGGTAATCACAGTCGAAGACCTTGTGAAAAACTTTGATTACTACAAGAAAGCCCTTCAGGATGAAGCATTCAGGATTCAAGCGAGCTCAGAGACGAGAAAGCTTCTGATTAAGAATATCAAGACCGGGGATCCGTTAGATCTTCTGGAGGCAGCTTGTAAGTGCATATATGAACTAACCGGGGATTTAGTCTTCGAGGACTCGATCAAGAGAGCCATCGAAGAGAGAAAAAAATAAAAAAGGAGTCCAAAAATATGAGTAGAAAGAAAATGGTCGAATTTAATTCCGACGAGATGATGAAGAGGGTTAATACAAAAGTCCACGGCACGCAGGCAGTTCGCTTCAGCCGCATCGCTAAAAGGACTGAAAGGGACATCAGCACGGTGCATAGGTGGTTTAGGGCTGGAAGAATGCCCGCTGTTAGTTTCAAGAAGATAAACGACTGGCTCGGAACCGATGAGCCGAAGCAGATGGATATTAACGAAGCGGGTTTTGGCAATCTAATAAACGAGCCTGACGATCAGAGTTTCACACAAAAAGAAGCCGTCGAGATTAAGAGATTCACGGCGAGCCCATTAAGACTCACACCACCTGTAGAAAAGCGTTTCAGGAGTTTGTGCGATTTTCTTGATTACGATGCGGGCGAGATGCTCGATCGGATTGTCACCAACTACATGAATGACGCAAAAGGCAAGTTCGGAGGCGAGGATGAAATTTAATATCTTCCTTAATGATAACCCGAATAGCACGGCTCAGGAGAAAGGCGAGCGAATTTCCTATAAATACATTCTCAAGGGCGGAAAATACGTCAAGACTCCCTATATTGAGCACTATGAGAAGACACAGATCAGAGCGCAGCGCGAAGAATACAGGAATGCTCTTAGAGCCTTCCTGAAAGCGTTTAAGCAGAAGGAACCTCGATTCAGCGGCCCGGTAGAGCTTTCTGTGATCTTCTTCTTCCAGACTCCGGAGAGAAAGAAGTGGGGATCCTACAAGATCACGAAACCCGATTCCGATAACGTCGTCAAGCTTCTCCAGGACTGCTTATCAGATGAGAACTTCTTCGAGGTTGGCGATCAGCAGATTGCATCACTCCATGTCACGAAGATATGGAGCGACAGAGCCAAAGTCTCGATAGAGATCAATGAGCTGCCGGTTCGACCGGCTACGGCTCTGGAGAGCTTCGATATAGATTGTTATCCGAAGCCTTATCAGACACCGGAGGAAAGATTCAATCAAAGAATAATAAAGAGAGAAGGTCTGAAGTAATGACTAACGACATCCGAACAAAGCACATCATGAAAAACCTGAGACTCCTGAAGGTCTATGAAGACGAGTCAATCCCGGATGGAACACTCATTTATCAGCGCGTCTGGCGATATGACCGCGAGACTAAGGCTTCCAGAAGCGCTGCCTGGTACGCGTGCCGTGTCGGATCGTTAACGCTTCCGACCGGTCAAAAGATCAGAACTATCAAGTATACGAACGCTCTCGATTTTCCTGCGCTTAAGGTGGTCTCTCTCGACATTCATCCATTAGAGCGATCAAGGATCTTTTATCCGCTTAAGAGAGACGACAAGACGGCTTACTACATTGATAAGAATATCCCGGAGTTTACAAATGAGCTATAAATCTTTATCAGAATTTAAGAACGATCTGTCTGAAGTAAGAGATAAGTCGAGGATCATCAAGGCGAAGAACAAGTCACTTGAGACTTTAAGAGAAGACAAGCTCGCGACTGTATACAGCGGAGCGATCGACTACTCGAAGGAAAGACTTCAGACGAGTCCTGATCCCGATAAGGCTCTCATCTATGTCATTGACGAGATTGACCGAGACGCAGAGAAGCTGATCCGCCAGATTGAAAAGCTCAAGGATGAGATCGCGCCGACGGTGGAGCTAATCGAAAAGCGGATGGATATCGGAGGCGAGATCCTGAGACTTTACTATATCGAGGGTTTGCGGATGGTCGAAGTCGCGAAGAGAGTCAGCTATTCAGAATCGAGAACCTGGGAGCTATGGAGAAAAACAATCCGAGATATCTACGAGAAGGAGTTTAATAAGCCATGACAGACGAAGAACAGAAGAAAATGGGACTCACTAATAGTCAGCGAACTATATATGAATACTTCGAGAATCACCCGGAAGATTTAGCAAAATTTGGGGAAGCTCTTCGACCAGTAACAGAAGCAATCGCGGATGTCGTCGTTAAGTTCTCGGAGGCGTTAAAGCCTATTGTTGACGTCATTATACCGATCATCGAGGCGATGCCAGCTGAGGATCTTATCAATGACGAGGAGGATTCTGAAGATGATTAAGGCGGTAGCATTATTGATCTCGATAGTCTTTGCGTTCAATTTGCAGCTCGTGAAGTTTGAAGCTCCTGACTTTTTACAGCTGAGTGTTGAAGCCAGAGCCTCCGAACTGGGACTCGAGACTTCTGAATTCATTTTCTTTTCGTCGGTCGTAGAAGCCGAGAGTGACAGATCGGACAGTCTTGAGGGCAGGATCCTGATCGCTGAGGTGATCCTTAATCGCTTGAATGATCCTCGATTCGGATGTGATTCAATCACGGAAGTGCTCACAGCTCCGGGACAGTTCTCGACAGTCAGGTATGGCCAGAGTGTGACAAATCGGACTGATCTGAGTGATGAAGCTGTCAGGATTGCAATCTCGGAGGTTGAGAATGGAACCGCTCCGGCTGTCTTATTCTTTAACTGCATCGGCTACAACTACGGTGAGCCATATGGAGACGGCCCGATTGATGGGAATTACTTCATGACATTAGATTGAGGAGGCAGAGAATGGAACTGATATGTGATGTGATCATTAGGGATAGGAGAACCGGACTCTTCGTCAATGAGGCAAAATCCGTCTCTTCTGCGAAGTCTATAGTATTCGATGGAAATGGGAATGTGATATACAGATTCGACTTCAAATTCTCGACCGCCGTCGATAAGAGAATAGTAGACCAGATCGATAGGATGGGAGGCAGACAATGAGTGTTAAGTCGATAGCCAAGAAAGCATTTAAGTCAAAGGCGATAACCGAAGAAGAATATAAGCAACTTCTTTGTGTTATCAACTATTATTACAAAATCCTAAGACGACCGCACGGCGAATGGATATTTGAAGATGAAGGCAAAGGAATAATGGCAATTTGTTCGGAATGTAAAGCAGCTACTTTATCTACTCACGGCAACTTCTGCCCGAATTGTGGAGCTGAAATGCGAGTTTGAGAAGAAGGAGACAGAGCTTAAGTTATGACGTTTAAGGTAATAGATAAGAAGACAGGCAAAGAAGCCGATGTTGAAGAGATCGCTTTGCATGAAGATTGGGCTAAGGGCCTTGTCTATTGTGACATCGAAGGGTTTGCCATCACAGATGACGGTGAACTCATACTCGCTGACGAGTGCGGCAAATATGCTTATTGCCCGGATGGTAGATTTGAGGTTCAGTTTGATGCCGATGAACTCAATGACTGGACTCCAGTTGGAGAGAGTTTGCCTGATGAAAAATTGTTTATTAATCCATCAAGTAGTGATTTTTGTTTTGACTTCGAAGAAGTGCTATGCACGACTATTTGGGGAGATGTTAGAGCATACAAATTTGGAAAACCAATAGGGCACGATAAATCTCATTTTTGGCTCGGTGGTGGAATTATGGATGATTATATTATTGCATGGAAGCCGAAGCCGAAACCATATAAGGAGAATCAATAATGAACACATGGATCTACAAACAAACTATCACGACGCCGACAGGATCCCAGCTCGACGAGATCGAGTGTCCTATATGCGGATATCGTCAGACTGTGCCAGGTTGCAGCCTGATTCCTCAGATTACGGGCACCAGCCTTTATAATGTTAGGCTTCTCGGTCTTACATATAAAAGACCGAGCTCTTGCTATATTTGCGAATCAAAGCTCGATCCTGATGACTTCTTTAAGGAGACGATCGCCAGACGACTTATAAAAGACGGCACCGTCAGATCGGAGGCTTGAGAAGCATGAAAGAAAAATTATATTGTTCACAAACTTACCTATGCCCAAAGTGTCAATGCTCCATGACAATTAAATCCAAGACTGGGATGTCGTTGCTGAATCATGATGATTGTCCTGAATGCGGTCATCTGATGGATTTCGTTATGGGGAAACGAATGGAGCCCGAGTGGAAGAGATTCACAGAAATTAAAAAACGTAGAAAAAAGTAT